CCTTTATTTGGACAGGGCGAACATCAATGCCATTGAAGTAGTCACCGCCGCAACTTTCACGGAAAGGACCAATAACAAAGGACTTATTCAAGTTCACCTTAAAGCCAAATAAACGTAAGGCTGCGAGGACCGTTGGTACCCATGATTCTGGGACAATGATGTCGTCTCCGTAACAACTGGAGGCGCCACCACTACCAATAAGTTCTCCACAAGCCTCGCACACTGCCCAAAAAAGCAAAGTTTCAAGCTCAAAAGTGAAACCATTTCCCATCGAAGAAAACTTTTCGAGTAGGAATATCTTTCCGTCGACTGTTGTCGTTGGAGAGCGGATATCACTTAGAAATTGGAACCATGCCGGGGGCAGCACTAAGCGAACAAATTCGAGACAGATTGTGTCGCTCGCTGAAGAAAGATCGAGAGTAGCGTAATCACCGCTAATTGAAGCCTCTCGGGCCCATCTCCGATGTAACAACTGTGATTCGGAGATAGCATCAGACTTTTGAAGATAAGGAATTACTCCGGATCGTCCTGACGGACGGAGGAGCAAGCCTTGCTTCGAGAGTCGTCCTTTAAGGAACTCACCAACCCCCAATTGTAGGAACAAGTTGAGGGTTGGCTCGATGGCAATTGAACGCCGTTTAAGAGTATCCTTGGGGACTGATGTCCAGCGATTACCCCGTACAACAGGGGAATCGAAAGAGCCATCGTCGCTATTATCGTCAAAGAAGTTATCCCCAGCATGATAACGAAACCATGCTGTGGAGTTGACGAGGTGCGTGACATATCTACATCTTTCAGTGAGTTCTGGCAGTCCAACAAGTTTATGGAATAAACTGGCAGACTGTGAAGTATGTTGGAATGTGGCCCCTGGACCAAACCTCCCAATTAGTTCGATGGGAGGAGTCCGACCAATGACCTTTTTTATCTTTTTCCGAATCGCCAAAACAAGATGGCGAGTCGCCTCATCGGATGCATCAGCATCGTATAGGGGATAATCTACTAAACTTTGTAGATAGGTCATCCGGATATTGGTTTTCGCACACCACTTCTCATCTTGCAGCCAAGTTTCCTTGGCAAGCTCAATGAGAGATGGGTCGTCTACTTCTCGTTTTTTTAAGAGAGAAGTAGCCTGGGCATCAGTTTTGTATGACCAGGCATCCAAGTAATCCAAGGGGTTCAGTTTCAGACTCGATAACTGACTAAGTTCTCCATTACGCAGAAGTATCGCGCAAGAGAGAGACCTAGGGGTGTCCAAGGCTTCGAAAATTTCGAGAGCCAACTCGTGGATAGAATCCATCGAATTCTCCATTCTTTCCGTTAAGCAGATCGGCAAAAAAGCCGAAGGTCGGTAGTTTAGACCGGTGCGAATCCACTCGTGAGAATGGATTGAAACAACGTTGACTTGAGTAGATTGGCCGTTTGGGCCGCACTCTCGCCATTCGTTGCATCTGCTGCGTCAAGCGGAATGATGGAAGTTCCCCGATGCTTAACGATCTTACGAACGGAAATGACGCCGGTCGTAGAATTCGTCATAGTTTCAGGGTAGGACAGAGCCCAGTCAACCACGTTTGCAGTACCATCCGCAGTGGGCTTTGAGCGGATCTTGAGCACGGGGCGGTTACCGGCAATGGTGCCGATAGCCTCCACACGCCAAATAGCATCCGTTCCAGCGCCCCCAGCAGGCTGGATTGCAACGTAGGTGACGTCAGTGGTGCCGTCGAGTTTCTTCACAGTGATACTGGCCATTGTAGGCATGTATTATCCTTTCAGATGTGTTTAGCCGAAAAGTCGGCGAGCTCATTTGAGTCGATACGCGAATTGCGTAGCGATTGCCAAGGCAGTCGCGATGCGAGACATGCCCATGTTGGCGTGCCGAAGTACAGGCACGGGTTTGTACAAACCCAACTGTCTTTGGATAACATAAGAATGGTAGTAAGCCTGACTCACTGGATTACCTGTTGCCGGGTACTTCTCTGAGGAAGAACCCGAACCCAAGTAAGTCCAATAAGCATTCTTAACTGAACACCCATAGAGGTCAGAAACCGAAGAAAGGAGCTGGGATACATCGTAAAACCAATCTGAGACCCAAGTAAAGGGAACCAGATTCCAGGCGGTTAAAGCTGGGTTGAGAACCCCAAGCTTGGACGCAAGAAAGAGATTTGGGTTAGTAACCACAATCTCCGCCGCCACTCTACCTCGAAGCACGACTACTTGAGTAGCCGACAGACCAGAAGGTCCAGACGGTGTGTCAGTGAATTGTGCTGAGACTTTCCCTTGACCGTATACACGGCCATATGGGATGGGCTGACCAAGGATGGTCAGGGTAGCATGGAGGTCTTGCATAAGTGGCTGGACCCCGAAGTGGAATGCTAACCATACGTCCGCAGAGTCACCGATAAGGTGATCACCTTTGGTACGTATGACTTGCTTTGCTTTTAAAGCAAATGTCCGCAACGGACTTCTCAGAGCTTTAGCGATACCCTGGGCGAGCTTCACGGTTTCTTTGTATTCCGCGATATTCTCTCCATGGTTAGCCTGCTCTGATAAGTGTGCAAGGAACCTACCGTACGCGCGGTTAAGCGCATGACGGTACTTGCAGGTCGTTTGACTGGACCCTTCATTCGAATTAAGGTTATAGTGCAGCCGAGAAGAATTGGCTGCATAACAGGTACCGAAATCCACACGTCTCTCAGAAAAAGAGTGATCATATGGAAGGGGAACTCGGCGCATAGCGCCGAGATCTTGCCGATACCAGACCTTTTGATCGAATCTGTCAGTTGTAACACTCTGATAGTTGAACGGTCCTCTCACTGTATCCTCCCTGATGGTAAGTTAACACCACAGGATGTAAGACCTTGAGGTGCAATGAAGCGCTAGCAACAAGCGCTAAAGCGGGCCCCCG